GGTCTGTCTTGACCAGACACCCTGGGGTAGTACCCCCACAGTCGGCGCCCAGGAAACATCGTCCGATGTCTCCCTTCTTCCGGGTCAAATACTGTGGGGAAATCTCCTTCGCCACGCCACTTACTATCGTGGACATGACTTGGTATGCTTTGTATACATACCGAGAGCAGGAGATCGGCACCCAATATAACAAAACTGATCGGTCTAGGATTTCTCCACGGAAAACTGAGACCCTCCTGATTTCAGGTGAGAACGGTTTTATTGCATGACAAATTCTTTTGAACCTCCATCATTTCAGAAGGTTCGTCAATAAGGCATACAAAAAGTTCCCACCCTTCATCTAGAGGATGTACAGTTAACCGGAGTGATCAAGGAGAAAGGAAGATTTCGAGAAAGAAGGAAGTCAGGAATGGGAAAGGAATGTTCAGGTTATACACCGTCATTCTTCCTCTACACCATTGCCAGGCTCCATCTTCTCGGTACCCTCCTCTCGATCCTTAACCACACAGACTTGTTGGTCACTCTGCTCAGCAACTGGGTAATTCGAAGTCTTCTCGGTCGTCTCTGACGACCGGGCACTACCAAAGTACCATCCATTGAAATTGGAAAGAAGAAGAGATAGGGGATCATAATAAGAAGATTTTACTTCAACAGACTTAGTACTGGGTCTGATAAAGTATCTCCCATCATGATCTTGAAGGCTTAGTTCTATACCTTCATATCCATCTTCCTCAGTTATAGGAGGGAGATCAAAGTCAAGGGATCCTTGGGCGCATGGCTGCGCATCAAGTGTTTCCCAAACTTCTGACTTTAGATCTTCCTCAACCGCTTTCCATAAGGAATCAAAATCGGGATCATCCGACATTAACCCCCATCGGTTGGATGTAATTTCCTGTAGTAGTGCCTCAAGACAAAATGCGATAATTCTCTTCTTGATCCACCCCACTTTCCCCTTCTCCACGAAAATCGGTCTCGTAACCAAATTCCGAAGAGGAGGGAAGTGCCGGAGTGAGACTGACTGAAGCTTATCCCAAAAAGGTCTCTGATCATTCTCAAGAATGTTAGAAATCTTCGTGAGGGCAGGCCATTGAAGATCAGGAGACGCATTGGACTCTTTTCGAGTGTCCATAGAAAGGGCCTTGAGAAAATTCACCTTCCGGTTTTCCGACGGGTCACCTCCGAGTTCGATCTCTTCTTTAGTGAAGAAACCGACCGGGAGGTGAACCATTCGGAGGAAGTCAAAACCATGGACCTCCTCTGATCGGGCAACCTTTCGAAGATATTTTTCAAGATAAACTTTCTTTGCTAATCTCCAATCAATGGTCTCTCCATATGAGCACCATTTCAGTCCCAATCCTCCATGTGAGGTGGGAACAGCAAGAGAACAAGGAGTTTCACGGAGTCGCAAGATATTCTTTCGGATAAATGTATCTCGGAGATGTTTGGAAAAGCCGTAATAGAACTGGCTTTCCGACCAACAGAAGGCTAATGGAAGTTCACGCCGAACAACGGTCGTCGCTTTTCCCGTGTGTTGAACTGCAGCATTGAAGAATAGTTGTGAATTTATACAGCAGAATTCTTCATCGATGTAGTTCTTCCCAAGGGAAAGAGACAAACCGACGGTCGGAGCGTCTTTCCGCCAGCCTTCGATGGAGGCTGCACTTCCCAGTGCAACCACATCATCTCCATTAATCAGATATTTCCCAGACTCAAAACCATTAGTGGAAACGATATAATCATTAAGGAAACACAGGAGAGGGAAGCTCAAAAGACTTCCCATCAATTGTCCAGACGTCTGAGTTCCCAGAATTCCTCCGGGATAACGGATTTCGTGAGGTGAACATTCATACCTCGCCCAAGCCTTTGTTGGCTCATGGGTGATGGCTGAAAGTATTCCCTCCAAAAGTGCGTTTGTCACAGACATCGGAAAATTATCTGTTGCTGCCGTGTAATCACCCGACAGCCACAACTCTCCTGGTTTCTTTTTTGATTGAATCGAATGGATTAACTGTTCGATACGGTAAATCCACTCCACCTTGGAATTGAAGTTCTCCAGGTCCATATCGGTCACACCTTTGGCCAGAGCGAACTGGGGTTGCTCCCCGAGGTATCTGAATAATGCCATCTGCAGGGGCTTTAGACATTTTGTCTTTGCCTCCGCTTTTGTAATCATTCGGACCTTAAGGGGCTCCCGGATCGCCACGGCCTCTACCACTGGCTTGTGGTAAGGGGGGACCGCTTCGAATATCAAAGAGTCACAGACATAATCCTTCCGCAGGATATTCCTCTCTTCAGGTCTCACGGAAACAGAGAAAAAGGGGGGTTCAACCTTCTTAACAGAGACTGAACCCTCCACAATCACCTGTTCCCAGAGACCACTGAGGGATTTTCTGTGATAGGAAATCCTTTCGGTGTAGAGTTCCAGAATCATCAATGGAAGGTTCGTAGGGAAAATCATTTCCTTGAACTTCCACGACCGACTCAGGTCCTCCTGTTTCACCGTAAGGCTGTCTTTAAACTCGGACTCCAACAACCGTTTTGCATCGGCATATCGTTCCTTCCCCTCCCGACGATCTGTCAACCAGTAGGAGTTGGCCATAGTCTCTCTCATGGATGTATTATCCAAGCAATGAGTGTAGACATGGCCCCCTGTCCTAGTTTGGAAATCGTGGTAAACTTTTTGAACTATCTGAGACCGGCCAGAGGCAAGTGCTTCTGACCGATACAGGTACGTTCTACCTTCCTCAACGTAAACAGGAAGGGTAAACCTACGCCAAACCGCAATGTCAGACTCGATAACGCGATTATTCGCACTATCTCGTATGAAATTGCCGAAGGACATATTACTGGTTACAATGACAATGGGAGACCGGAACTCTTGGCCCTTATGTTCCAAATGGGCCATAGGAACGATGTACCGGTTGACACTAATTAGTTGTTCAAACTCCACTATATCGCTACGATCGACACAATTCTGTCCAAAGTCATCTAGAATCACTATGGGTTGTTGAGAATAACCATCCCAGTGCTCCGTCGAACAGGATCGAGAGTAGACGCACTGTCCGGAATGTAATTCCGGATAGAGTTCTCGTCTCAAACTGTTCACTAAGGAACGAACTAGGGTGGTTTTCCCACTGCCTGGTGGTCCAAAGAGGCCAATAACGAGTGGTTCTGGACGACAATCCAAATCGTCATTCTGTAACTCTCCAAGGATAGATCCTCGGTTCACCCGACGTATCCCTTCCAGTGCGGCCGCGGTACCTCCCTTTGCACGTGACTTTTCAACAGTCGCTTTTGCATTAGGAGCCTTCGTGGTGTAAGGATCGTAGTAGGAAGCAATCGCCTCCCCTACTTTCCGTCCATACTGGTAGAGATTCTTCAGGTGATGTTCGGGGACAATCAAAGTATCCTCCTCTGGTCGGCAGAGACTTTTATAATGTTTATCATAAGCCTCATCAACCAGGTCGTCAGAGACCGGATGACAAATGGATTTACACTCCAGAAGATGTTTCCAAAACCGAATCTTCTCTCTCCGGCTCCTACTGAATCGACGCTGTAAAGCTCGATCGGTGGAAGAAGGAAATAGAGGAATCGGGGGAAAATCTTCCTCCGGGAGTTCTTGGCCAGCTTCTACGGCGAAACGATGACAGAGCGAGAATTTGATCCGTTTGACATACTCTTTTTCAGGAAGTCCTTTTGGGAACTTTCTTAAGAAGTGAATAGCCAGACGGAAGAAAGGATCGGAGGGACGGGGACGGTTGACTATCTTGGATGTTTTAACCAAGGTCTGTCTCATCTCTGTCCGGGACGAACCAATATCCAAGTTATTTTGAATAAATTCTAATAACCGGTGTGGTTCTTCTCTCCTAATCCTCTGAATCTCGTTCCGATACCGTTCTCGGTACTCGAGAAACTGACCGCGGTCAGAATAGTGTCCTCCATGTACGATTGTTGCGTTTGTGTCTTTCTTCAGTTTTATAGGGTAAGGAAATCGTACCCTCACCTGGAAACTACTGAGAGCTACTTCAATAGCTTCCGAAAGACCGAGCAGATGAAAAAGACGGGGAGGCTCCTCAATATAGTGAAAATTGACTCCATCACCAAATAACTGGGTGAAGGGAACACCACGTGCCTTAAGTAGGTAAATGGATTGTTCCAGTGAGTTAATATCACCATTGAGGAGACTCCTCATCTTCCTCTTTTCCGAATCTTTAGCTGAGCACCGCTCAATCCTCTTACGAAGCAAGGGCTTCGAGCAGAGGAGAGCAGATGAACCAACTTCGATCAGGTAACAAGAACTCAAGAATTCTTGTAGTTTTGCCATATTTGGCGTTTGCCTATGTCCGGGAAGAGATACCTCCTTTGAAAGAAGGTATTCCTCCGTAGACCGTAAGTTACTCTCCGTCATTAGATGATTCCTATCATCTGGCAGACAGGCCGCTGTTCTCAGTGCGCCTAGCCTGGGGTCGTTTAGACTCTGACCCAACGGAATCCCTATGCAGCTAATACAATGGGACCGCCACATTACCCGGGCGGGAAACATGGAAGAGTTTCGGAACACCTTTACATCACATTCCAGATCTTGCAGAACTTTTGATCTCCTTAGGGGGGTCGGAGAAGCTCTGTAGCAAGAATGTAACTTTGCGTCCTGAACCTAAATAGGTTCAACCGTCCGCTTTCGCGGACG